ATCTGATCCTAAAAAGTTTGACTTAATTAAGGCAGATGTAACAGCAGCTCTTAGAACTATTAATGAAAATGGCAAAGATATGGCACTAGCTACTGCTTTGAAAAGAGCAGCTGCAGTTGGAGGTATCTTTGGTACAGCACAATTCTTAACAACACCAGATGAAAAACTTCTGGCTACAGCAAAAGGTTTTGGTATTGGTGCAGCAATATATGGAGCATCAAGATTATTAGGTTCACAGCTAAGAAAAACTTCTAAAGAATTTCAAGAAGCAGCATTACAAGGTGAAGCTACATTAGATACTGCTAGACTTAGTACAGTAAAATTAAACTCAGCAGCACAAGAATTATCTAATGTTATAAAAGCAAAAATACCTGATGCTATAGATGCTAGAAGATTATTATTTTATTATCTTACAAAAGCTAAAGTAGATAGAAAAACATTCCAATATAATCCTAAACTAAAACCTATAACTTTAGATGAGCTTAGAGCTGTAGATAAAAATCTACCTGAAGCAGCTAAAACTATAGAAAAGGTTTTTGATGAATATTATAAAATATTTGGTGGACAAGAAAGATTAGTATTTAATAAAAGAACTAATTATTTACCTTTACTTTGGAATGAATACAATCCAAAAGCACAACCATTTAGATTTGTACGTGACTTTGATACAGGTATAGTAACTGGTCCATCAGGTAAGTTTCAGTTTGCTAGACGTGGTATATTTGGTGATATAAATCATGGATTACAAAAAGGTTTTACTATACGTTTAGGTAAAGATGATCCAGCTGAGCTGGTACGAATGTATACATTTGCTGCAGGTAAAGCACTCTCTACCAGAGCATTGATAAAAAATTTAGAGATTACAGAAATATCTAATAAACCATTACTTGTAAGAAATAACTTTAAAAAAACTTTTGATGATACTAATTATACAGAGTTCAAACATCCATACTTTGTAGATAAAGGTGATTCTGTATTAGTACACAAAGGCATGATTAATTCATTAAGAATGGTATTTGATGCTACTGATGAAGGTGCATTAATGGGTGCACTCTTTACTACCAACTTAATGATGAAAAGACTAGCAGTAGGTTTTTCATTCTTTCATGCTGGTGCATTAGTAGAATCATTATGGTTTGCAGGAGCTAAACCAAACTTTATTAAAAAAACATTAGATCCTAGATCTAAACCTGACATACTCAAATCTGTTAGTGATCCAAAAGCATATATCAAAGACTTTGATCATGCCATAGATCAACTACGTACAGCAGGTTATGATGATGTAGTAAGATTTGGTCAAGGTGTTGGATTACAAATATCAGTACCTGAAGATACAGGATTTGATAGATTTTATTATAATCTTAGAGGAATAGATCCATTTTTAAAAAGACACTTTGGTGTATCTACAAATGATAGAATAGAAAAAGTATTTAGATGGTTTGATACTATTACATGGGATAGAATTTTTACAGCAGCTAAACTACATACATTTCTTACAGCATTAGATAAACCTACACTTATGGGTAGACCTAATTCATTAAGAATTATGCCTGGTGATACTCAGGCACAGATATATGCTAAAGCAACTAAAGCTGCTACATTTACTAATGATGCATTTGGTGGTCAAAACTGGGAACAATTAGCGAACAGAATACAAAATGATACACTAAAACGATTAGCACAAACTACACTACAACCAGCATCTAGAGGTTATATGCAACTACTTCTATTTGCTCCTGATTGGACAATATCTAATGTTAGGATTATAGCTAAATCATTACCTAACTTTGAGTCTGATCCTGCATTACGTAGAATGTATCAATACTATTTTGCTAGAGCTGCACTTACATATGCTGTAGCAGGATCTGCACTAAACTATATATTTAGTGGACACTCAATACTAGAGAATACAGATCCAACTAGAATTGACTTAGGAGATGGACAAGTACTTACATTTTCTAAACAATTAATGGAGCCTTTCCATTGGATAACAGATCCACAATCAACTGGTCTTAAAAAGATTGGTTCTCTGCCTAGAACTACAATAGAAGTATTAACTAATAAACAATACTTAACTACTAAGTGGAGTCCAAATATAACTAAAAAAGATGATGAGGCGATTGAAAAAGGACTTAAAATAGGTGGTCATGTGGGTATGAGATTCTTACCTATTTGGTTACAGTCTGCATCACGAAACATAGCAGAAGGATTACAAGAACAAGGACTATCCTTAGATCTTGCATCTGATACTGCTGTTGATTTTGTGTTAGGACAACTTGGACATCCTAGATATCAAGGACCAAGATATACACAATATAAAACGAAAGGACTTATAAGAGATCCTTATAAGACATTATTTTAATATGAGTAGAATGACAGAAAATAGAGAAGAAATTCTTAAAATTCATGGTGCAATAGATCTTATAAACCAAAGAATTGATACTATAGAAAACAACCACCTTAATCATATGCAAAAAGATATTGATAGAATACAATATGTTTTAGCAGCTGTTGGATTAGGTGTTGCAGCACAAGTATTAGTCTTGGTTACAAATCTATTAACATAATGAAATATAGCTTGTTTATGATTTTATGCTCTTACGTTGCAGGAGAGTGTATGCCTCCACACGAAATGAAAATAAAATACAATGATTTGTATGATTGTATGAAAGCTGGTCATGAACAATCTATAATAAAAATGGATAAATTAGGTAGAGAACAAACTAATGAATACAAAATGTATTTTAAATTTGTTTGTTTTGACAACAAAGAACAAACAAAAGGTGAACCTACTTAAAGTTGTACCTTAATAATAGACTTATACAACATCAAATTGTATAAACAATATATGTCATCTAAATCTATATTAGTAATAAGTGACCAACACGCACCTTATCATCACATAGATACATTAGAATTTTTAGCAGCTATTAAAAAAAAGTATAAACCAGATACAGTTGTAAATATAGGTGATGAAATGGATTGGCATAGTATATCATTCCATGATTCACATCCTGGATTATACTCACCAAGTCACGAGTTAAAAGTAGCAAGAAGTTTTTTTAGAGATCTAGAGAAGTTATTCCCTAGACAATACGTCATGGATTCCAATCATGGTAGCTTAGTATTTAGAAAAGCTACTAGATATGGTTTACCTCACGAAGTTTTTAAATCATATAATCATATGTTAGGTGTGGGTAAAGGTTGGACATGGCATGAAGATTTAATCTTAAAAGCCTCTAATGGTCAAAAGATATATTTTTGTCATGGTAAATACAAAGACGTACTAAAAGTTGCTCAACAATATGGTATGTGCACCGTACAAGGGCATTACCATACGTGCTTCAAAATAGATTATTGGAGTAATCCAAATGAACTACTTTGGGGTATGCAAGTTGGGTGTTTAATTAACATGAAAAGTTTAGCTTTTGAGTATAACAAACTACAAAAGTCTAGACCAGTAATAGGAACAGGAGTTATCATTGATGGATTGCCTAAGTTAATCCCAATGGTTTTAAAAGACAATGGCAGATGGAACAGAAAAATTACCTAGAGGTATAAGAAACAAAAATCCAGGCAATATAAAGCTTGGTACTAATTGGGATGGACTGGCAGATGAACAATCTGATCCAGTTTTTTGTGTATTTAAAGAAGCTGTATGGGGCATACGTGCTCTTATGCGTATTCTTTTAACATACAGATTTACTCACAATCGTAAAAATATAGACTCTATCATCAAAAGATGGGCTCCCCCATCAGAAAATGATACAGATGCATACATTGTATTTGTTAGTAAAAAAATGGGTATTGAACCTATGGAAATAATTGATAATAGCATAGAAGCATACTTGCCTTTAGTAAAAGCTATTATACAAATGGAAAATGGTATGCAGCCATATGATGATGAGCTTATTGTAGAAGGAATGTACAAAGCATGGGAAGGGCATCCAACTGGTTCTTCAGCTTAATTATGAATATTGGTTTTAAATTACATAAGTACGGCTGGGAAAAATTACACAAAAATAGTAAGTATACTCACTATCAAGGTGGGCGTACTAAAATTATGTATAAATTAAAAAAATAATATGTGGTTAAATATTGCAGCAAAGCTAGTGCCAGGCATAATAAAAACTGGTATGTCAATAGCAAAAAACAGAAGAGAGACTCGTAGATTAGAGTCTGTAGCCGAAATGAAACACGCAGAACGTATGGCTACTGGTGAAATAGAATATCAAAAAGCAGTAATTGCTAACAACCAGCAGGGCTGGAAAGACGAGTTCGTATTGATACTTGTTTCGGCTCCTGTGATGTTATTAATCTGGAGTATATTTAGTGAAGATCCAGAAATAATGATCAAGGTTGAGAAGTTTTTTGAACAATTCAACAACATGCCCTTCTGGTATCAGGCTCTTTTTATAGGAGTAGTTAGTGCAATTTATGGTCTTAAAGGTGCAGATATCATTAAGAAAAAATGATAGAACACCATAAGTGTGATACTTGTAAAAAAAAACTTTTACATAGATATGTAGTATTCGACAAAAACAAGTATTGTCTAAAATGTTTCTACACATCTGGTAAATCATTACCGATATTTCATGGTGAAACTAAACGAAAATACAAACGTAAGCCTACCAATTAGAAATCTGATTGCACTTGTTGCAGCAGTTGCTATAGGTGTATGGGCATATTTTGGTATAGTCGAAAGACTTAATAAATTAGAGACATCAGATACTCTCTTTCAGGCTGACCTTTTAAAAAAGGCAGAGCAAGAACCAAAGAACTTAGAAATGTATATGCTTATTGAACACCTTGCAGGACAAATAGAATCTATAGAAAAAGAAATAGAAGCATCTAGATATAATAAAGTAAACATAGACCACCTAAAAGAACAGGTAGATATGTTACAAAAAAAACTTAATGGTAACCACTAATGATAGAATCTGTAATAGCACTCTTGATGATTGTAGATCATGAAATAAAAGAACATAGAATACAACCATCAATGTCAGAATGTTTAAAAGGTAAACGTATTGCCACTCGTACTGCTGGTAATAATATAGAATATAGATGTATTGTTTCAATGGCTGAAACAGAAATATATCAAGGTCAAAAAAGTATTAAGAAATTAATATTAAAGAATGAATAAACCTAACAAAAAAAGAAACCCTTTTGCTAGACAACTTAGGCATTGGAAGAATAAAATTATTAAAAACAAAAGACATTACGATAGAAAGAAAGAGCAACAAATGTTGCACCATAGTCAAGCACTATAGTCTCTCTCTATAATCATTTCTAAATAATGAATAGCTTTTTCTATATCTTTCTTTTTACCCTTATTCTTATGACGGCATATGTACTTAATAGCATTGCCTTCGGCGAATGGTAAATTATTTTCATTGATAAAATGTGCAGGTTGGATCTTCATATCTTTATAGTGTGTGCCATCAACCTGTTTATTAAGTGAATCGTAAGTCATATCTTTAAACATATCTATATCAGTCAAAACATTAACCTATATCTACCAGGAGGATTTTTCCTACCTGGTTTTTGTTTTTTATAGTGGTCTTTTCTTATCTTATATATATCAGAATCTATAGCTTTTTGAAACTTCATAAATGCATAGTCAGGATCTAAATCAGCTAATTTACAAACTAATCTAAAGTCATATGAATTACTTGTTAGCCATGATATAGCTTGATCTCTATGATAAACATCATAACGTTCTTCACCCTTATATGATGCATCATGTACTGCTTGGGTTATTACATTAAGAAACATTCTTTGTTCAGGAGTCCTCATTTACAATTTCATATGTCATACGTTGTTCTACGACATCGGCTTCTTGCCAGTTCAATGTTTTTGGATTGATAGCTTTTAATATCTTCAATGCTTCTTCATCAGATTCAGCACTCACAATAACTTCTGTATAAGCAGGTAGCAATACCCATTTCTTAAACTTATAAATCATATATTATTTTTACGTCTACTAGCTTCTAATGTTCTAAATAAATCTATAATTAAACCTTCTTTATCTCTTTTATTATCTAACGTACTAGCTTCTACTTCAGCAGTAAACAATTCATCAATAGCTTGTTTATATGTATCACTAGCATAATAAGTTTGTTCTTTTGCAGAAATACTTTTATCTTCTTTGTTACCTGTTATATGCAAAGCTTTTTTACGTTTAAGTAATCTATCTAAATACTTAACATTAGCATTAGCTTTAGCAGAAGTCTCATCAGTATCTGCCAGATACTTTAAGGATTCTTCCAATCGCTTCTCTGTAATCACTCTTATTCTCCTTTAAATATAATTTATATAATTTCAACACCAAATCATCATTGTTATAAGTGTTAATGCCCATCATTTCCAGCTCTAATTTGAACAAATGCATCCAAATAATTCTCCTGTTCCGTCTTTCATTACATGAGCATTGATTGGATAATCATAATAAGTTGTTAAATGTAATCTTAGTATGTCACACAAATCAAAACAATCTACTTCACCAAGTAGTTCTACACCTTTAATCATTTCTTTTGTAACTGATACTAGACTATAAAGTCCATCATTTAATAAAATTAAGTCCATAAAAACTTTCTGCTACTGGGTAGGTCTTTGAGATGAGTCAAAAGCTCAGGGAGCTTCCCACCCAGCAGCGATCATTAACTTTCGAGGGAGATAATGATTCGGTTAAAATGGAGCTTCGTCTCCATCATATTGAGCATTAAGTATCTTACGCACATAACTATCAATCTTGTCAAAGTCTACGTCATTGCCTGATTGTATAGCAGCTGATAATAAATTACTCATAGTCAATCTGTATTTTTCTTTCCATTGTGCAGCAGGATCTTTACCTGTAGCACTAGGTGTTGAACCATTAGGCACAGCAACTTCACCACTTAACAATTCTATTGCATTAGCAGTTTGGTATTGTTTACCTGTTTTACTGGTTCTTACTGGCTGAGCTGCAATCTTTAATCTTGCACCTTTTTGCCAACGTGAAGCACCCATAGCTTCACCATAGATGGTCATATCTGTACCATCATCTTTAGTAACGTATACTGTTACGCCACCATCGTCTTTCTCAAAAGCTCTTTTAAATGAGCATTCAAAGGTTTCAGTTTCCATTATCTGTCTCCTATTTATTTGTTTTATTATTTTACCTAATCGTTGCATACCTCTATATAGGTTATTTTAACGATTTTGTCCAAAGATCTTTTGCAAATTCTTCAGATCCAGGACTACCCTTCCATCTGAAGTTGTCGCATACCAAAGGAAATATGCGAACAACATCTTCTTTTGTTTTACATATATCCAATACATATTCGATATGTTTCATAGCATTGATTAGAACCTGTAATTCATCACGTTCTACCATATCAACAACATACTGATCTTTTGGTGAACAATATAATAACATTGTTTCTTTGCCAAATAGATCTCTGTATAAACATTGTTGACGTACATCAGCAGGTTTAGGATACCACTTAGGATCTACATGACCTGCTTTTAATCGTCTAATATATGCTGTAGCTTTAGTATCTACAATGACATCTTTGAACTCAAAATCAGTTTTACCAATAACATCATATTTCAAACCATATTTATCACCTGGTACTTGTAACTCATTTTGAAATGATACTACATCACCAAATTCTCTAAGGTTTTCTACGAACTTATTAGCAATAATACCAGACCATTCATACTCTGCATCAGCATGATCTGTTGGTAACAAATCATCCATTTCATCCCTACTATGTTGTATGTATTGGGATTTTGCATAATTTGTGATAGTATCTTGGTCTTTGATTTGTTTCGATAATGCATGATCAGCAGCATCCTCAGCTGCTAAACCCATTACCATTCTTGCATTTGGTTCTGACTCAAAATCAAATAGTTCATTGATAATCCAGAAAGCTGGACTATCTAAAAACGTATTAGTCTTGGAGGCAGAATGTCTATATTCAATTTTCATAATTATCTCCTCATGGTTATTAATATTCAAAAATATATAAGTAATACCTATAACATACCAATAGATGTGTTAAAAGGTAAATCGACAATAAAAGACAAACAACACTATAATTTGTATAACTTATCAATTATATTGTCCTGGCTATTGCACCCTACGAAAGCGTACGGTTGCAAGAGCCTTATAGCTCGTCATCATTGTTGTAATAAAAATCGTGTATTTAGATTATACAAAATGTATAATACTAACTATAAATTTAGATCTTTTGTTGATAAAGCAAAAGACAAGTATACAAATACATATGCGTAAAATAGAAAAACCTGAACTTATTTCTACAATTAGAGACAAGAAAAAAGTTTGGTTAAACATTAGAGAATCTCGTCTAATGTATATGTTTCATCGTAAACTAATATCTATTGAAGAATACGAAGCTGGATCTAGATACAGACTTATGTGTGAACTTATGGGAGGCAGTACCGGAGACTATCTAAAAGATAAAGTTGATGGATCCAGTACTGACTTTATCACATCATCTTTAGGAGCTGCTATGGCAGTCAGAGATTGTGATGAAGAAATAGGTAAACACAACTCTGAAGTTATGAAGTTATTCTGTTGGTTTAACTATGGAATAATTGAAATAGCTAGTATTCTTGGATTGACAGAACGTAAAGCATCTAATAGAACACATGAAGGTTTAGCTAGATTGGCAATATATTATGGGTACACGAAAGTGCGAAACACTATCAGAGGTCAAGGAACTAAGAATAAAAAACAAAAAGTATCTCAAATGGGTAGCAAGTAATCCTTGCATAATTTGTCATCAATACGGTTCTAACGCACATCATATACAATATGCTATGCATAGAGGTATAGGTCAAAAGGTTGGAGATCAATATACTTTACCATTGTGTGTCAAACATCACCATCAATTACACAACTGTGGTATGTCTGAAAGACAATTTTGGGAAAAAATAGACATAGATCCTATACCATTATGTGGTATATTTTATAAACATTACCACGAAATGTGGACAAATAAGGCTTTTTTTTATGATGATACTATGCTATGGGTCAATGTTTATAACAAACTTGTACCTAAGATTAAAAAAAACATTGATTTTCTATTGCAACCCAAATAATTATTATAGTTATCCTCGCCAGAGGTATGTAAAATTATGAGCAAAATTATAAAGTTTCCAAAGCGTACAAAGGCTTATTCTGATAAGTTTCTCAGGAATGTAAAACCTGATGTAATTGGTGACTTTATAAGAGAAGCTAATCCTCATTTTACAATTAAAGCTGCTGACGCAATGGCATTAGCCATAATATATAGCACGTACTTACAATTAGTATTTGAAGAAGAAGGTGAAATGTTAGTGCCTTTGGATGACATAGAACAATATATATGGGCAGCCAATGACAAAAAAACGTTACACTAAAAAAAAGAAATCAGTACAGGATAAAGAATCTACTGACATACCCTTTACAAAAGTACGAGTTGAATGGGTAGACTGTGTTAGTGATAGTGCTTGGGCATCTGAAAAAGAATTTAAAAATATGAAACTAGCTAACCCTGTTAATGAAGGGTGGATCTTCTCTAAAGATCGTAAATCAATAAAATTATTTGCAGCTTATGATAAAGAAGATGATGGTACAATAACCTTTGGTGATCGTACTATGATACCAAAATCTTGGATTGTTAAAATTACAGAAATTTAATAGGGCAGTGGCGAAGAACCTTTCGGTGGTATACCATAACAACCTCACTACCCTATAACCACCCACCAAGTCTCCCTGATGGGTGTATCTATACGTATACTATAGAATTTTATTAAGTACCTTTTTCCATATATTGCTGTATAATAGCTTCAGCACCTGGATCTTCATTAGGATAGTTTAAAGTTTCTAATCTTTGTTTAGATAATTTAAGTTCAGCTTTTACATGATCTTTAGCATGCTCTAATACTTTAACTAACTCTGGATAGTTACCATAAAATATACCGTAGATAGACAAATCATTTATCGCTGCTGTCACTCTGTTTAGACCCTTTATTCTTTTTTCTATCCTTAGTATCTCCGAGTCTGTTTTCATTCTCCATCTCCTTTATTTTATTTTTAAGTTTATCAATCTCTAATTGCTTTGTAGCAACTAAAGCTCTTAACGCATTTTCATTACTCATGTTTCTCCTTTGCATGTTCTAAAAACATTTTACATCTTTGTATATCATCACGATATTCTTTAGCCCATTCTATCATTAACAATGAATGTTTATCTTTCATAAACCCACATTGTATAGCATTATCAACTACAGACAACGCTTCCATAGCATCGTCCATTTCGTTTTGACATCTTTCGATTTGTGTTTTTAGACTTGGTTTAAAGGTCATCTATACTCCTATCTATAGCTCTACCAAACTCATTTATTTTGTCTTGTAGTTTACCATTGAGTTCTTGATGGCTTTTATTTACAATAAGTAAATTATCTCTTTCTTCTGATAATCTATCTATTTCTTTACGTAAATCTAATACTTCATCACATTTCTTTTTAAGTTTAGATCTTAAATCATCAACAAGATCATGACAATCTTTCAGAACCTCGCTTAGACTACGAGGCTCTGGATTTTTTATTTTATCACGCAGCTTCATCTTTCACCTTTTCTATGATAGCAACATTACCTGCAACAAAATCACCTGGTATACAAGTTCTACCAGTTCTTTCTTGCCAAGCATACCATGCTTTGGTTGCTCTATCATTTTTTACAAAAGGATTTTTGAGTTTACTTTCTTCATCACAATAAATATCAAAAGTCCTATTAGATATACTTTTATCATATCCATGTAATATTTCAATAGTATCACAATTTATAAGTGGATACATATCTTGAAACGTAGGTTTCTTTGTGAACTCAAACGTTTCATCACTTGTTGTTGGTAAGCCATTCTCCATAACAGCTTTCCATATGTGTAATTTATACATATAACCTCCTAATCTTTCTTGCCAAATAGCACACGACCATCAGCATGTATTTGTTCAGCTTTACCTTTATGTACCATTAAACCTAGTACATATCTTACAGCACTATCAGTTGTTTTACCAACCATAGATTCTACTTTTTGTGTAATTTCACTTACAGTAAAAGCAGTATTACCTTGTCTATTGACTATATCAGTCAATGTTCTTTCAAGAGCTGCTGTTGCTTCTCTTGGTTTAGGTAATTGTACAATACGAGCTGACATATCTCGTCTCATACTTTTTTCCATAAGTTGTTGCAATTCTGTTTGATTGATCAACTTATGTTTAAACAAAACAGCTAGTGCTTTGTGTACGTCTTTTGGTATTTTAATCATCATCGTTCTCCATTTGTTCGATTGTTATATTATAGTTTTTACCATCAATAACTGCATCAAAATCAGCTTGACTACCATCTACCATCATTTGACCATGACCTGTTATTGAGGCATTTAAGTTTTTAATGAGCATCTGTTCGATAGCTAACATTAATTCATTTGTTTCTGATTGTTTAGACATCATCATCTCCTGTACCTCTTGGTACAAATCGTGCTTGTATTTGTAAATCTTCATAACTACAACCCCATGCATCAGATAGATCATCTAACAATCTAGCTAATTTCTTAACATTCATCATGTCATCATCAACTAAATGTTTTACCATTTTTAATTTAGGTTTCTTTTCAGTACCTTTATTTTCGAACTGGTATATTTTTAAACTATTTATATACATATATCCTCCTATGATAAGTATTTTCTTATTTGTTTACTTACTAACTCAGCAAATCTAAACCACTCTTTGATTAAGTTTCTACGTTTACTCTTTCTCTCTTTAATCACTTGATCAACAGCTTTGCTAGATGCTTTGTCTAGTATTTTTTCTTGTTCTTCTAATCTCATTGAAACCATCCTATGTTGTCAAACCAACCTGAATGTACAGAATGAACCAAACCAAGAACAATAAGCGTAGCTATCTGTATATACATCATAAAATTTATATTCTTGTTTTGATCTCTAATTTTTTGAGATTGTGATTTCATTACATCATTCATTTTATCTAGCAACTGTCCTGTACTATCTTGTACTTTCTGATTTGCTGTGATATAATCAATCAACTTTTTGTCCATGTTAGTCATATTACCTTTCTGTTAAGCGTTGCCCTGCTAATGGACACAGGGCAATGCAATTGTTTACTTTTTGTTCTCAATAGCAAA